GGAGAACCGGAAGACCCGCAGCAAACCATCCCGTTTGAGGAAACGGACAAAGCGAAGGCTAATGTACCGTTTTGATGAAGCTTAGCGTAGGAAAACGCACCCGAAACAGCATTTGTTTTCCCTCATTCAAGACCGTGCCAATCCACATGGATACGCACGGTCTCTTTTTTTCTTTTTATTCGTGACAACTGGCGCAAAAACCCCCGTACCCCCAAATTTTATAAAAAATACATAGAAAAGCGAGTTTTGAAAAATATTTTTCAGAAAAACACGTTCCTACAATCCTACAATCCTACAAATTACAACATTTTTCAAACTAACTATATCTATATTTATTTATATATCAATAATTTACATTCATTTTTGGTTTTTTCGCTTTTGTTTTTGGCTGTAGGAATTTGTAGGAACTTGTAGGAAATGCCAAAAATTGTAGGAAATGGTAGTTTTTTTGTCATTGACCTACAAAAAAGGGTAATTTGTAGGTTTGTAGGAATAAATATTGCGTTAAATAATCAAATAATTGCGTGATTTTATTTTTGTAATTGATTAAATATCAGTATCTTTGCATAAATGTATATATAATTTGTAGGATTGTAGGACGTAGGAACTCAAAATTAGCGTTTTAAGCATGGAGCAAAAAAAAAGGTACTCGAAAAAAGTGGCGACAATCAAGATTGAGCCATACTTGGCGGAGTATGTCTCTGCAAAATACGGCTTGGATCCCATGACTGGTGGCGTGAAGATTCCACCTATTACCGACCTCTATTTTTGCGTTTGGGAACACATGTCTCGACAACGATCCAATCAAAGTGAGCCAGAAGACGGAAACCTGCGCATATCCTTGCCATGCCGTAAAACTCGTGTAGATGGCCAGGCATGGAAGGATCCCGCTTACTTCAACTTCCTTTCCCTTAATGCCGCCAAGGAGATTGGAGGTTGCATTCGACGCATGTTCAATTTCGAATTGCACCGAGTTCTCCTGGAGAATGAAGAGTTTGGAAAGGCACGTCGCAACTTGGATGTCATCCGAGATTTCATCAACTTGTATCGTTTGCGTTCCATCAGTGAAGATGCCTTGCTGAAGAATTACTATCGTTATCGCAACCGTTTACGACCCAAGAAGACGAGAAAATATACAAAATGACCTTTATTTAGATTATTTTAATACATACCGAACAACCGTTTTTGTCAGTTAACATGGAAGAATTTACATCATTAATCACGGTCTACCTCACATCCGAATCATCTGCTACGGCGTATGAGTTCATGGCAGACAGTTTTGATTTCACCCCAACGGCCAACGATGACGAGGGTGGCGCATCTTGGAATTGCGACAAGATATTCGTAATCGACACGCCTTCCCACGACACCATTCGACGTTTCCGAGTACCGCGTAGTGCCATTGTCACCCTAAGAACATCAGGCCGCGCCATCATGGAACTTGGCACGCATGAGGTTCCTGCACGTGTGCAAGTAGTGGAGCAACTCCAGAAATCCCAGCTCATCGTACGCTGCACGATGACCAAGGAACCGAAATTCATACCCGAATGGCGTGGAATATTTCCTGAGTCGCGCGTATTTTAACCGGTACACTATCCACAAACAAAGTCTTTTGCACTCATATCATATATGTGTATCTTTGAACACAAAATAAGACGTTCATGAACGAAATACAGCAACTATTACTCTCGGATATGCCGCTTTGGATTTCATCCAGCGGTTATATCCAACTCATGATAAGCGCATTCCCCATGGTGAAGATGGATGCACTGCCCATCGATAAGGCAAAGCTTCCGAACTCGTCACAGTTCTTTTTCCTTGAGGAAAAGACCTATCAAGAGAAGACGAGGGAGCAACTTGACAGAATCAAGGCCATGCTGAAGCAGGAAGCATCCACGAAGACCGTCAACGTTACTTGCGATTACTCATCCGCAGAACTCCCCGATGGATCCATTGCCTATCATCGTGTGTTTGGTTTCATTACCGCAAACAGCACGTACCGATTCTCAAGCAAGCAGCTGGAGGCCGACATGATGGCAGCCGATGCCAATCCGCAAATCACCTGCCATTTCCTGCATGTCAATTCTCCTGGAGGAGAGGCTTGGTATCTCGACCGTCTTGGTGAGACCATGCAAAATTGCGAGAAACCCATCGTGGTGCTTTACGAGAACTGCTGTTCGGCAGCTTATCACATCGCCTGTCACGGTACCAAGGTGTATGCCAATACCAAGTTTGACTTCGTGGGTTGCATCGGTACCATGACCTCGTTCTGGGATTTTGAGGAATACTATGCCAAGCTCGGCATCAAGAAGGTGGAAGCCAAGGCCACGAAAAGTGACTTGAAGAACAAGATGTTCGATGACCTCGTGGATGGCAAGCCGAAGCAGTTCGTAGAGAACGTGCTTAATCCACTCAACGAAGAGTTCATCAGTACCGTACGTTCACAACGCACTCAGTTGGCCAAACTTGAAGACGGTCATCCTGCATTGCGCGGAGAAACCTACTATACGGATGATGCCGTGGAGATAGGCTTGGCGGATGGTTGCAGGACACTGGCTGAAGCCGTGGCAGAGGCAGCCACACTTGGCCATTTGCACTCGGAGACAAAAAAAGCGAAAGATTTCGTGTATAATGCCATATAGTTATTAATTAATAGGTAAAAAAATTGTTTCAGTATGAAGAAAAAACTCTATTCCGTCCTCGAATACCTTGGACTCAAGCAGAAGTTCGAGGACAAGTCACTGACCAATGAGGAGTTTCAATCCATTGTAGCGGAGTATCAGAAGAAGTACCAGACAACGCTTCAAGACGATATTACTGCGGAGCAACAGGAAGAGACGAATCAGAAAATGTTGCAGCAAATCTACGATGCTGTCGCTCGAATCGGCACCAACTCGGAGGATGGCCAACAAGAGCACCAGGAGAACGTATCGATGGAAGGTGTCATTACCGCCATCAACAACCTTGGTACTCGTTTCGACAGAATGGCTCAATCCACAGCTGAAGACCTGCCTGCGGTTACTGCCGCTGGCGTGACGTTGGCCGTCAACGGTCCAGGAAATACGCCTCAGTACCTCTTTGGCATCGAGAATCCTATGTTCGACATGAAGCAGCGTTGGAACATCATCGCCGCCAACCCACGTGCTGCCCGTTCCATGAACGACCCTGATGACGACACGCAGAAAGCCTTCTACAAAGCCGTAAGCAACTACGGTCGTTCCTTGCAGCATCGTTTTGCCTATCTTCAGCAGAATGCCATGCTCAATGCCAAGCTGCTTGAGACGGGAGAGTTCTCCAACAACTACGACGGTGTTGAAGGTGCAGGATTGGGAGACCAGTACGTCATCCGTCGTCAGGATGCACTCATTGCCCGCGTGCTGAAGAAGCGCGACCTCACCCAGTACTTCCCCGTACGTTATGGCGTTCAAGACCGCGACCTCTTGTTCAATACTTTCTTCGGTGAACTTTCACAGGCTTACCAAAAAGGTGAGATCTATAAGGGTGACATGAAGATCGAGAACGAGATGGGCTACGTTGACGATGCCATGATCAAGATTCAGTTCGGTCCAATGAAGGAACTGGAGCGCATGTACATCGCCTACCTGAACCGCGACGGTTCTGACCCCATCAAGTGGTCGATGATTGAGTACTGTCTGCTCCATGAACTGGAGACGGCTCAGGTGGAGCAGAACAAACGTCGTGTGCGTGGAATCTACGTGAAGCCGGAGGCTGGCGTGGCAGGTTCCTACCTGAACGCAGGTACCGGTATCATCTACACGTTGCTTCGCTATTACCACGAGCATAGCTTGAAGCTCCACGACGATGAAGGCTACATGGGCTATACCAGCAGCACCATGCTCGCAGCCGTTCAGGAGTTCATCAGCGACGTGACATCCTCACTCTCCGAGGACATGGATCTCGACCAGCACGTACTCTACTTGAATGCGCGTCACAAGACATGGTGGATCAACAACATTCGCACCACCTATCACCTCGACCAGGACTTCACCGGTACGGAATCACTCATTAACCGAGTTCCTGACACGGATATCCGCATCATTTGGCTGCCATATCTTGGCTCACTGCCTCTCATGTTGCTTGATGTCCCAGGAAACCTTCAGTTTATCGAGTACATTCCTGGTGAGATGCTTGCCGTCAAGATTGAGGAGCAGATGGAAATGGTACGTGGCTGGAGCACCTGGAAAGAGGGATGCGGAGCCGCATTCACCGGTCGTAAGTTCGCGACAAAGGCCCTCATGGATGCCAACAACTATGAATGGCAGCAGATTTTCATGAACAAGCCAGCCGTGAAGCTCGCTGCAGATGCCACCAAGCCAGATGCTAATGACGGTTTCTGGTTTATCTCTGTCGCCAATGCCGCAGCTACGGCGATTACGGACATCGACCATGCCAAGGCAGGTGTCGCATACGTCATCGAGACTGGGTCAACAACCAACAAGTCAACCATAGCCAAGAGCGGGAAATTCGCAAACCTCACCTCGGCATGGACACCGACTGCTGTTGGAGACTACATCATGGTCATTCTTGACAGTGAGGGTAAATTCCGCGAACTCGAGCGTTGTGTCGGTGGAACGCGCTCCATCAACAAGCTCGTTCAGCCCAATGTCATCGGTGGTCGATAGAAAGAATTCTTTTCATGCAAAGTTAATAATTTGAGTTAGTAAATGTTTGTTACGGCATCCAGGAAAAACGTCCTGGATGCCCTTAAAGAACAGAGATTATGTCGAAAAGAAACAAAATTCCCGTGCGCGTTGTCAAGCGCAACATGGCAAAGGGCAATGCCTACGCCAACAAGAAAGTTCGTCAGATGTTCACGTGCATTTTCGCACTTCTGGCGGTAGTGTTATTCGTACAAATGTTCCTCGAACCGTCGTGTGCCTTTGGCATGGTAGGTTCTGGATTGTCCATGGCTTCAGTTGTCGCTCTTGCCAGTATTGACGATGTATCAGACCGTGACACGCACGGTTCTGCCATCTCCTACATTGTCTATCTGGTGCACATCAGCCAGCTCGACCGTTCCCAGCCGTTCCCGCAGCCTAACGAGGACAGGACCGTGGGTCAAATACCCATGAAAACGGGTGAGTCACCGTTCTATTTCGAGGCACATGACATTCCTACGCTGGTCAGCACGACAGAGAAGGGGGACATTACCACTACAGGTGAGAATAATTTTGTAATCATCATGGGTGGTGACCGTGATACCATCAAGAATTTCATTGAACATTATAGTGGTGGGAAGTTCATCATTATTTACAAGCACATCAAGGAAAGTCAGTGGCACATCCTTGGAGAGCTGGAGCGTCCGATGATACTTGCCAATACCGAGACAAAGGATGACAAGGCCGGTCGATACACCACCTTCACCTTCAAACGTAATTCAGTTGACCTTCCGTTGCTGTATGACGCTGACCCCAGCGGTGTAACGTCTCAAGCTAATACAGGCAACTGATACATCCAGTCGCAGCCGCATGAATGAAACAATGGTGACCTAAACCGAAGGAGAGGTTGGATTAAACGCCTCGGACTCTCCTTCGACCACCATTGACGACATTAATAAAATAAAGAATACGATGTATAGCAGAACAGACAAAATAAGGCATTTCAATGCGCTACGCAAGCCATCCGCTGCACGGAAAGATTTTGAGTTGTTGAAGAAAAACAACCCATCCCTTTCAAGGCTTGCCAGGTATGAAAGAAATCCTGAGAGATATGCAGACGACATCCTCTATGACTTGCTTGACTGCTGCACGGCAGAAGATATCAAGGCTAATCGTGGGAATTCCACGGATGACACCAAAAAATCTGCTGCCAAGGACAATACTAAACGTGGTGGCGGCTCTAAGAAGACTGCTGGCGCAAGTAAGAAAGGCACACGTGCCGTTGGAAGGAAAGCCAAGGAACAAAAGTCTGAGACAGTTCCGGAACAGGAACATGTCGAAAAGGCATCTGGTTCTTCAGAGACGACACCTGTGGAGGGTGCTGAAAGTGAGGATGCAAAAAAAAAGTAGTCCAAAAGGAAGAGGAATACCCTCGTATAGATTGGGAAAACCTCATGGATGCCGACGTGCAGACGGCCACCATCATCTACAATGACCGCGTCAACACATGGCGCAAGATGAAGCAGCTCGACAAGCAGCTTGAAGAAAGCCCGACCCCAGAGGCTGTGGCCGCATTGGCCGAACTCAGGATAAGGAACCTTCAGGCGTTTGCCGAGCTGCAGTCATTCAACGACACGGGAAAGTTCCTCTGCAAGCATCCCATCCTCTTTGGCCGTTCAGAGTTCTCCGAGCTGCTGCGTCTTTTCAAGACCGACCCTGCAGAGTTTCTTCGTAAGCACAAGAACGTACTCGACAACATCCGTCGTTACAAGGCTTACATTAAACGTGATGAACGAAAGGCTCAACGACTGTCAGATAGGAAACATCTCTCCAGATACGAGGAAAAGGAACGGCTTTTCAAGATGATCATCGAACAAAACAACTCCAAATCTCAATAAAATGGAAAAGAAAATAGAAATTTTCAATTTGGGCAACCTTCCAACTGCACCTCTTGACTCTTTCTTCGAATTACAGGAAGATTTCAAGAAAAGTGATCCCGATAAGTTGTCGAAGCTGCAAATGCTCATCCTTACCCGTGGTTTCAAATATTCTTTCAAGGTGTGGCGTGATCCTGACAACGGACGATTAATGATCATTGATGCCCACCAACGCAAAAAGGCTCTTCTCGGATTACGCAAGTATGGTTACGAAATTCCGGAGATTCCTTATGAGGAGATACAGGCAGCTACCAAGCAAGAGGCTGTTGAAGAGATTGCAGCCTACAACTCTGAATTCGCCCAGAAGAATCCTGACACCATCCTTTTTGAGAAATACAAGATTTCCGAAGACACGCTCTCTACTTTCAATCTTGGCTTTGAGTTAAAGAAACACGACTTCAATATAGGGAGTGACAAACTCTTTCCTACAGAACATGATGCCTCGGAAGTTCAGGAAGATTCCGCTGTTTTCACTCTTCCTAAAACCGAAGACGAAGTTTTTGCCCGTACGGGTGACGTGTTCCTGTTGGGTGACAACAGGCTGATGTGTGGTGACTGTCGTTCGAAGAAGGATGTCATATCATTGATGAATGGGCGCAAGGCTGACATGATACTCACGGATCCTCCTTATAACGTGAACTACGAAGGTGGCAATGAAGATAAGTTGACCATACAGAACGACTCCATGGAGAATGATATGTTCGCCAGATTCTTGCGCAGTTGCTTTGAAATCATGTTTTCCATACTGAAGCCTGGTGGCTCATTCTATGTGTTTCATGCAGACAGCGAGGGAGAGAATTTCCGCAGGGCTTTGCGCGAAGTGGGATTCAAGATTGCCCAGTGTTGTGTCTGGGTAAAGAACTCACTCGTTATGGGCCGTCAGGACTATCAATGGCAACATGAGCCATGTCTTTATGGATGGAAGCCTGGAGCTGCCCACTTTTGGAACTCAGACCGTAAGCAAACCACCGTTTGGAATTTTGATAAGCCACAAGCCAATCGTATTCATCCAACCATGAAGCCTGTGGCATTAATGGCTTATCCTATCTGCAATTCAACCAAGCATGGTGATGTTGTGGTTGACATGTTCTCTGGATCTGGCTCTACCATCATGGCATGTCAGCAAACAGACCGTATTGGCTATGCGATGGAAATTGATCCGAAGTATGTTGCCGCATCTGTGCGTCGCTTTGTGGCAATGTTCCCACAATTGCCAGTACGAGTGGAGCGAGACGGTCAACTGCTTACAGTGGAAGAAACAAAGAAATTGATGGCATGAGTACGGATGTGACACCTGTTAATGAGCTGATTTCAGATAGGTATGTCCAACAGGTGCGCACCTTTGGAGCGTTGGGCTATACACCAGAGCGAATCTGTCGTCTATTGGGCTTGAGCAAGAAAGAGGGCATTGCTCTCACCTTACGAATGGAAATGCCAGGGGATATCTATCATGATGCCTACCATCAAGGACGTGCGTTGGGAGAATACAATATCGACGCGGAGTTGGCGAAGAAGGCGGAGACTGGAGACAAGGAAGCCATAACTCTTTTGGAGGAAAGAAAAAACGAGCGTACCGAGAAGGACCTTCGATATAAACTGTTCGGTATATGAAAAGTGACATTGAGAAACTTGATATCATACATCCTGATCTGATATCGGCTTTCCTGACCACAGGCGAGAGTGAAGGTATACCCAATGATGTTCAGATATTCCTGAAGCAGTTACAATGGGCAGCAGAGGTTTTTGAGTATGAACGGAACATCACTCGTGCAGCCAGAAAACTTCGTTTGCGCATCAATGCGGAGCAACGTATCAAGATAGAGGATCGCACTTGCATGGCTCGAATATATCAGGCCATCAACTATTTTCAAGTGGACTGCAACGTGCCTATCAAGGTATGGGAGAGCAATTTTGCAAACAAGTATGAGGATTTGGCAAAGCTCTGTGCCTTGCGACGTGACTATAAGTCGATGAAGGCTTGTTATGATGCCGCTTTGGAGTGTCGTCGTCGCAGTTCTGAGATTGCCGAGGCGGATCGCGATTTGGGTGTTATTTTTCTCATTTCGCCGGAACTCACGCCGGAGGAGATGGGCTTCAGTAAGAAGAGTCTGAAAGAGATTGCCGCCAAGCACAACAAGGGGTTCTACGTCACGCTCATCGATTCCCTGCCCATTGAGAATATTGAAAAGAAAAGATTGTTGCGAGATAGTGACATCGAATACGCTGAATTTGAGGAGATAAAGAATGACTGAACTTGAAACCAATGTCACCGAGTTTCAGCACTATTACATGAATTCGGTGCAAATGCTGGCCACCATCATCGACCCGAACATGCTCTATGCGGAATGGGGACGTGCAACGGGAAAGACTGAGGGCGTGATGGGACCAAGGCTCATCCGTGTGATGAATGATATGCCTGGAGAACTGTCTTTCCTGGTCCATAAGACTTACGTGGCTCTGATGACCAACGTGTGGCCAAATATCCAAGCCTACTTCTCGCGCCCCGTCATGGTAAACGGAAAGCAACGTGCCATGCTGGAGTACGGAATAGACTATGTGGTCGGAGAGAGTCGCCTGCCAAGCCATTTCCGCAGGCCCCGTTACCCAATCAGCTATGCGAAGCACTCCGTCATCTTTCGCAATGGCTCACATCTACAGTTGGTGAGCAGCGATCAGCCGGAAAGCGTGGCTGGACGTAATGCCGTACATGCTTTCGTGGAAGAGATGAAGCACAACAGTGGAGAGAAACTCAAGAGCCGTTTGTTCCCCTCGTTGCGTGGCGGAAGTGCGGAGATACGTCGCTCTGCCTATTACGAAGGCGTGACAGGTGTTTCCGATACTGCACGTGTTGACTTGGGTGAGGATGACTGGTTCGAGGAATACGAGAACAATATGGATCGCAATCTGATTGATGAGATTGCCACGGTGTCGTTGGCCGTCAACAAGTCGCTCTATCGTCAGTATGCCTTGCAAAAGGAACTGAAAGAAACAAAGAATCCTGTCACGATGGAGAAAATCCGTCTGGAAGCAGAACGGTTGCAACATTTTGTAGCCATGTGGAAACCACGGCTTGCCGACATGCGGCGCAATGCCATCTACTATATACGTGCCAGTTCTTTCTGCAACAAGGATATCCTTGGCCCGAAGTTTTTCAAGACGCAGCTCGACACGCTCGATATCGATGAATTTCTGACTGCCATCTGTGCCATACGTCATAAGGAAGTGACCAATAAGTTCTTTGCCGCCTACGACAGGGAGAAACATCAGTTCCGCGACAGTTACATATATGACGAAATCCTGAAACACAACCTCAAGGACAAGTTCATACTCTCAGCACGATATCTGCGTCACTACGACAAGCGAGAACCGCTCTATGTAGGCTATGACCCAGGTGATTTCTCCTCGCTCATCGTCGCACAGAAGAAAGACTATGGACAGAGGCTCGATATCATTAAGGAGTTTTGGGCATACTTTCCAGACTGTCAGGACTCACTTGCGCAGCAATTCTATCAATTTTTCGGGTCTGACAGCATAAATAAGACCATCCATCTCTACCCAGACCGTGCAGGAAACAAGCGACGTGAGGAAATGGAACAGATTACCACCGACAGCCG